TACTAGCATAACCACCTATTTGTGGTTCTGTATATGTACCTTCAATTATATCTGTAAGTTCACTTGTCTTAAGATTTGACATGATGATCTTACCAGTACCTTCTAAAGTATATGAATCAGATAATGTTGCTGATCCATAATATACTTCAGTTGTACTGTTGATATATTTGAAACCATCTTTTAATATCTTTCCAATTTCAATTAAGGATTGAATTTTGTTTCTTTCCTTATTGAAAATTGAATCGATATTTAAATCACATATCTCTTTAGAAATATTATGGAGATCATTAAGATCATCCAACTTAATATCTCTAAATCGAGATAGTGTATTATAGATGGCCAGGAATATAGGATTGTTATTTAACAAATTCTTATCCTCAACATCAAATTTTGATATTAATGTTTTGGGTGAATTTATTAATTTAACATTCATTTCCAAAAGTCTTGATCTTAGTCCATGTGATAATACCCTTTTCAATTCGGAAAGGATTGTATCGTCATTTGGAATATTGTAATCTAAGGTTGTTATATTTCTTGCGAAAAGATTTCTAATCTTATCGTAAGAATAATAACCAAAAATTACATCTAACATCAAGGAGAAATTCTGAAGGGATGTTATCATATTATTTGATAATTTGAAATATTTTTTATTTCTTATTATCAATTTATGATATAAGGAGTTAACCAAATCTACTAAAGAATTGGTACTACTTGGAAGATAATTACCCTTAATTTTAAAATAATCATATAACACTGTAAAAACAATGTTAGGATTATTTATATTTCTAAGGATACCTCCAAGTGGTAGTCCAGTTATCTCACGGTTATGACTCTCTTGAATTCATCTTTTGGCAAATTCATATGTATTTGATGATACATGTGTCTTTTGCAATGATAATTCAACTCCAAGTCCTTTGATAACATCAATATATTTCTTGGCGACCTTGTCGTTTTTTATGACAATGTCATCTCCAAGAATAATATATTGATCAAAGGACTTGTAACCACATAATTGTGCACAATAGTACACAACTAAGTGGTGAGTCAAGGTGAAGACACTTCAAGAAGAATAGGTACCCATAGGTTGTCCAGTTTTATATTTTAACTGTAGACCTTCTGGAGTACTAAATGTTCTTTCTTGAAGGATAGATTGTCAGGCTTGT